AAATAGTGCCTGAAAAAACACAAAATTTTGCAATTGCATCAGGGACAAGAAACGCCATACAGCACAAAAAACAGAAGTATTATCCGAGAGTAAACAAAAAAGTTGTAATCAGATCCCTATCGATCCCAATCCCCGTGTATGTTAATGTTGATTATAAAATTGTTTTAAAATCAGAGTACCAGCAGCAAATGAATGACTTAATGGCGCCATTTATCACTAGAACTGGCCAGATTAATGGATTTCTTATGCGCAGAAATGGCCATTTATATGAGGGCTTTATTGATCAGGGCTTTACTCATAATAATAATGTTAATAATCTTGGAGAGGAGATGAGGCAGTTCACAAGCGAAATAACAATTAAAGTGCTGGGCCAGCTAATTGGAGAAGGTGCCAGCGATGATCGACCCATCGTAAGAGTTGATGAAAATGTTGTAGAATACCAATTTCCATCGGAGCTTGACGCTCCAGCCGGAAACTTTACTTTTTTTGATGACTAGTTCCTGAAGTGAAAAACTTGTTTTCTTAGCATTCAGGTAGCTTTTTGAGATTAAAAATACTATTTAAATTAGATTGAGACATCAATTAAGTCATTTTTTAAAAGAGGGGCAACACAATGTCAGTAAAGAGCTTTAAATTTGTATCTCCTGGGGTATTTATCAACGAAATTGACAACTCCTTTATTCCAAAATCGGCCGACGCAATCGGTCCAGTTGTCATTGGCCGTGCTACGCGCGGACTTGCAATGCAGCCAATAAAAGTAGAGTCATACTCAGAATTTGTTGAATTATACGGTGATACCGTTCCAGGAAATAGCGGTGGTGATGTATATCGCGCCGGAAACTTTCAGTCTCCGATGTATGGAACATACGCTGCAAAAGCGTTCCTGAACTCAAATGTTGCGCCCCTTACCTATATGAGGCTTTTGGGAACACAAGATACCAATGCTACTACGGCAGGCAAAGCCGGCTGGAAAACAACACAAACTCCCGCTAGAGATATCTTTGCTAATGGCGGTGCTTATGGTATGTGGGTTTTTGAATCTGGCTCTAGTAACCAGTTGGGCACCGGCTCTCTTGCTGCTGTTTGGTATATTGATTCTGGTTCGGCAATTTACTTAAGCGGTAATATGCGCGGCGGCGCCGCCACCAAGCGGTACGTTGACGGCGCCATAGATGGCACGGCCAATGGTGTTGGGGTTATTATTGGAGCTAGCTCTGATGGCTTATACACTGCGTTTATTACGAGTTCTGACGGAAGCTCTGAAAAAATTACATTCAACTTTGATGATGATTCTGAGTATTTTATTCGTAAAAGATTTAATACTAATCCCCAATTAGGAAATACTGGCGCCAGCACCTTCTACCCGGCTGCTTCTGAAAAAGTTTATTTTCTTGGAGAAACATTTGAACAGGCCCTTAGAGAGGGAGTAAGTGGCTCTATTACCGGTGGAGGCACCGATGTGACTTCTGCCGAAACACAAGCGGTTATGTTACCCTTGGCCTCTGGTTCGTCTGCTGTTGGTCCCCAAGATATGACCGGAATTAATTATAATGAGGCAGTTGCTGGTTGGTTTATTGGACAAGATTTGGGCACTGCCACAAGTTTTTCCCCAGAATCCGCGACTAAGCTTTTCAGGCTTGTTGGCCGCGGCCATGGCGAATGGCTCTCAAAGAACGCAAAGGTGTCAATTTCAAAAATTCGCGCCTCTACAACAACAAATACTGATTATGGAACATTCTCTCTATTGGTGCGTAGCCTAAGAGACACGGATAATAATATCGTAATTCTTGAAAGGTTCGACAACCTTACTTTAGATCCAACATCGCCAGATTATATCGCAAGAAGGATCGGCGATGTTTATCACTCCTGGGATGCCACCGCAAGAAGGTTAAAACAATATGGCGAGTATCCAAATCAATCTAAATATGTTTATGTTGCAATGAACGACGAAGTAGATCGCGGCGCCACCGATGCTGCTCTTCTGCCATTTGGATATTATGGCCCTCCCAAGTTTACAGATATTTTAGCATGGAGCGGTATGACGGGCTCAGCTTCCGAGGGCTATTCATCAATAAAAAACAGATATGTATATATTGACGCAGCGGTGGCCGGTGTTAGCGAGACTAGCTACACAGCTAATGACTATACGCTACTTTCAGGCAATTTTAGTCCCGGAGCCAATTGTTCTGGTTCGCTTCGGTTTCCGTCTGTTAGACTTAGGCTCTCTGCGTCTGATGGCGGCCTCGCAGATCAAACTAACGCTTACTTTGGAATGCGTACAACTAGAACACAAACTAGTACACGTTCCGATATCAGCGCCGCAGACCCACACAGATTGTGGCTAACCTCGTTAAATTCAGATCCAGTCGGATCAACCATTGCTGGTGTTGATAGCTGGGCATATATTTTCTCAATGGATGATATCATTTATGATGGCGATACCGGTGGCTATTATTATAGCTCTGGCTCCCGCGCCAGCGAAGCAAGCTATACTGCCACAAGCGCAAATACTTACAAGTCCCTCATTGATAAAGATATCAATAGGTTTACGGCGCCGTTCTGGGGCGGTTATGACGCTGTAAATATTATGAAACCAGATCCGTTCTATAATGATGGCATCGGTAGTGCTGATGTTTCGAGCTATACTTACCACACTATTAAACGCGCGATTGATACGGTATCAGATCCAGAAATGGTTGATATGAATGTGTTGACTATGCCCGGTCTTACTAAAGATGCACTAACAACACACATAATTAATGTTTGTGGGGAAAGAGCAGATGCTTTAGGTATAATTGACCTAGCTAGTGTTTATATCCCCCCACACGAGTCATATCAAAGTTCAAAATCTGCAAGAATAGGAACAACGCCCACAGCCGCTGCCACAGCGTTACGCAATAGAAGGATAGATTCTAGCTATGGTTGTACTTTTTATCCTTGGGTGCAGACTCGCGATGAGCCAAGTGGTCAATTAATTTGGATCCCACCATCTGTTGCAATGTTGGGCGTCTTTGGAAGTTCTCAAGCGGCCTCAGATGTTTGGTTTGCTCCTGCTGGATTTAATCGTGGCGGTCTTTCCGATGGTGCTGCCGGCGTATCGGTAGTTAATGTTACAGAAAGACTGACCTCTAAAGAAAGAGATATTCTTTATGAAAACAGAATTAATCCAATTGCGACTTTCCCATCAACAGGAATCGTAGTTTTCGGCCAGAAGACACTTCAAGAGCGCCAAAGTGCTCTTGATAGAATTAATGTTAGAAGACTAGTCATTTACCTTAAGAAGCAAATTGCAATTCTTTCCGCAAGTGTGCTATTTGAGCAGAATGTTCAAGCAACATGGACAAGGTTCAAGGGCCTCATCGAACCCTTCCTAGCTAATGTCAAAGTTCAGTTCGGTATCACTGATTACCGCTTGATTCTTGATGACACAACAACAACTGCTGACTTAATTGATCAAAACATTATGTATGCCAAGATTATGGTTAAGCCTGCAAGAGCTATTGAGTATATTGCAATTGATTTTGTCATTACATCAACAGGCGCATCTTTTGATGATTAAAAACGATAGAAGAACTAATTAAAATTATAGGAGTAACATAATATGCCATTCTGGACCGAAAGACACGAAGCCGGGACAACAGATCCGAAAAGAAAGTTTAGATTTACAGTTAGTTTTGATGGGATTAGCGACCCGGGCGGAAACGGAAGCGTACTTTGGTATGCAAAAACCGTATCTAAGCCAGCATTCCAAATTTCAACAACAGAACATAAATATCTTAATCACACATTTTACTATCCCGGATCTGTCACATGGCAAGACATCAGTCTTTCCTTGGTTGATCCACAGTTGCCAGATGTAACTGTTACTCTTGCAAGAATTCTTGAGGCTTCTGGCTATTCTCTTCCTGGGAATGCGGTTGAAGAAGAGTCTCTTAAGTCGATCTCTAAAGGTGGCTCTGTCGGAGCCCTAGGCCAAACAACTATAACACAGCTTAATGGCGATGGTGTGCCCATTGAAACATGGACACTTTGGAATGCTTTTATTACCGAAGTTAAGTTTGGTGATCTAGAATATGGATCCGATGATTTGCTGCAGCTTGATTTAACCCTTAAGTATGACTGGGCAAGAGTTGAAGTTGCTGGATATTCCGCACTCAAAGGAGATACCGCTAGCGATCGCGCAGCATTTAACATTGCAACCGGATCATAGTATAATATATAATAAC